ACTGATTCGTGGTGAAGACGAACCCATTCCATTACTGCTTGTGCACCAGATGGAACGATTGGGTCGTACAAGTCAAGGGTCATTTCATCCCACACAGTCTTACCCTTGATATAACGTTGAAGGTTGATGTGGTCTAAACGCTTCTTTTCTTGGGTAATCTTTGGACGGTCTGCCTTCTTGATAAGATAGGAAGGAATTCCGTCGATGGACATAATATAGCGATTCGCAGTCTTTGGTTCGAATGCGGTGAAAAATAGTTCTTGTTCATTGACCAAATTTGCCATATGGCTCTCCAGATATAGATTGGTACTTTAAATAAATAGTGGTTATTGAAAAAACTGATTAGATAGTATCGAAGGTTGCACCAGTTGGGAGAATGTTGAAATCTAACTGGATAAATTCTGCGGTACGGGTTGGTTGGAGAAAGATAGAACCAACCAAGATGTTACGGTCAATGATTTCTTCTGTGTTATTAGTTTCATCCATTACTACACGGAACGCGGTCAAACCAGAACGTTGTTGGATACCTGCGAGATATGGATTGACAATGTTCAAGAAACGAGTACGTGTTGCTTCGGTATTTTGTTCGAATACCAAGTACCGTGCGGAACTTGCAATATACTTCTTGACGGTGATAAGAAGACGACGAACGTTTACACGGTCAAGAGCTGTTAGGCGATTTTGTAGCGTCTTTTGTCCCCATACACAGATACCTTGTCCTGGGAATTGTGCGATTGGATTGACCTTTGATTCGTATAATTCATCACGTTGTGCTTGGGTCAATCTGGTCTTTACACCGACTGCACCTGGGATACCACCACGATTCAATCCTGCTGGCGCGAACCATTCTGCCCCAACATTATCACTGTATGCGTATACTTCTGGAAGTACTACTGATGGTGGTGCCCAGAGGAACTTACCAGTGATATCGTCAAGTACACGGACCCAAGGATAGTAACCAGCTGCGTAGTTAGTATCAAGAAGTTCTGCGTATGAAGTTACTGAACTGATAGTTGCATCAAGAACATCAAGGTCTGCGATGTAGAAACAGTCACCACGTTGTTCACAAAGGTCAATTGCTGATTGAGCGATATAACTATGTTGTGAATAGATTACACCAGGAATAACCAAGAGATTGAAATCTACACTATCTGCATTACTGAGTTGATTTAATGCTCTCTTGTATTCTACCGAACCAGAAGCAGATGCTCCATTAAGGTTAAATCCTTGAGTATTAGTTGCGACGATATTTCCACCCAATGCGATTTCACGGTTTGGCTTGAATCCGTCAAATCCACCTTGGAATGGAACAGAGAATCGACGATATGCTGTGTGGTCACGGTTGGTAAGAGAAATTGGACTTCCGTTTACTTCTGTTGCTGGAAGGTTTTCAATATTAAATTCAGCACCTGAGGTGTTTGCACCAACTGTTGGTCCAAGATATGATTCTGCAGTAATATAACTACCTGACGCATATAAACCGTCAAAATTAAATCCATAGTAGTATGAAAGTGGTCCGGTTGCGTTTACAGTATATCCAGGAACTCCTGCTGCTACCCAACGACTGTTGACATATGCGTGAAATGGAACTTCACTTGCACTTGATGATACAGTTGAATTGAGTGCTGCGAATCCATATGGTACTGCTGTTTCTGGAATTACATCTGTACTCATTTCTATACGGATATATTTTGAAAGGTTTGGATAATCACCTTCGTAAGTGGTTAATCCAGTTGATGAGTTATATGTCGGTACACTGTTACCAATGACACGTGCGATGTAATTTGGACTGGTTGGATTGAGGTTTAAATTGTTGAAACTTTCAATTACATTTGTTTGTGCATCAGTATCATTGAAGTCACGAACTAATAGTGAGAATGTACCATAGTTACTATCTGGGTTGGTACTTGGTGATATACCGGTGATAGAAATCTTAATTTCTTTGTTTGCACCAGTACCATCGCTTAATGTATGAACCTTGAACAAGTTGTATTTAGTTGAACTAATTGTTTGTGAACGAATCCAAGGAGTGGTTGCATTATCATATTGTGTTGCGAGATTGAGACTACTTGTAACTACACTAAAGTGCTTCTCGAAGCCGGCGTATGAACCAACTTGGTTAATTGCATCTGGGAACACTGTATACACATATGCTGGTATAGTTGTACTATCTGTTTGTGGATTGCTTCCAAATACATTTGTGATAAAGGATGCGTTTGTGGTGTTAATACTGATACCACTTGCTGAATAGTGAATATTCGCAGAACTACTGACCACTAAACTGAAACTTGATGTAGTACCGCCTACTGCTACATCAGTAATAGAACTTCCAGATACCGTTGGGTGGAGAACTGCAAACACCTTGGTTCCAGTAGACCCCGATGCAAACACGGTCGCTACATTTGTTGTATATCCTGCTAATCCAAGAACACGGACAACGGTGGTACTACCTGCTTCTTGGAGGTAGTTCTTAACAGCATATCCCATATAAGAAGTACCATCGGGTTCACCGAAAGCGGTGACAAACCCATCTAATCCTTGAACTTGGGTAGCTACGAATGCTGGTCCTTTAGTGGTTGGACCAACAAACGCCGCACCTATTTCAGCAACGCCTTGTGCGAGGAATGATTGGTCGCGTTCTTGTGTAAAGACACCTGGCGACACGATTCTTTCTGGCATACGGTATTCTCCAAACTAAATTTGTTATTTCTCTGGTGTAAATTCGCCGGTTTCAAAATTGATTTGACCGGCGCCATACTTCTCTGATAACCGTTTGAGTAATTCTTGTTCTTCTTCTAACAACCCTTTGAATGCCTTAGCTTGTTCACTAAGTTTTTCATTTAGTTCTACGATATCTGATTGGAGTAATTGAATTTGTAAACTCAACTGTCCGGATTCAGAGACTACCGTTGCCAATTTACTTCTTAATTGACTAATTTGTTCCAAATCTTCTTTAGTAATTTCTGCCATAAAAACCTCTTATTTTTACAATATAACTCGTATAGATAAATATATGTTTTTTTATCTAAACATCAATTATTTACTTTCTATTTCAGTAAAAGTAACTGTTTTTTTAATGGAATATCTTTTATTAGTAACAGTAGTTTTATTGTTTTTCCTATCTAATCCAGTTTCGGGTAGGAGGTACGCATACACTGTCATATCAAATTGTGTGCGTACTACACGATCTTCTGTATTTGGTAATTCCGTCATAGGTTCAAATGACTTCACCGAAGTACGGAATTTATAGTTATTTTGTTCACCCCAATACTGGTCAGTTTCAAATGAGATATTTTCTACTACAGTATTCATTTGTTCCATAAATTCAGTCCATATCATACATCGATAAGTAACTTCATAATAATCGGGTAATGTAGTTGTTAAGTATTCACGACTTGGAGTAATACCGTTTTTGACCGCAAATTGGTCGTATGGAGTCCGTCTATTCCATCCTGTTTCGAATGTCCGTTCTAGATACTTGTTAACAGGAGAATTGATAATAGACTTCTTCATCCCCGTTCTACGAATCATAATCATTGGTAATTGAATCTTTCCAACCGAATCTCTCATAATGCCATCACGTTGTGCTGATTTCCAACGTTCAGGACTACCGTAAATTACAGGTACTTTAACAGCTACATTCGATTGTGTTACAATTGGTTTAATTCGTTCATTCATATAACGAAGAATTGCATTATCAATTGTAAATAATGTTACCGCAATTGGAGGTGTGTCTTCAATTCTAATATCATTTGCTCTATTTTGAGTAGGCACAGATTGCTGAGCGTTATTAATCACACGCACAGGTTCTTTTAACTCTGGGTCGAATGTCATACTTGTACCTCTTCAATATCAAGACTTGTACGACGAGTTAAATGTGCCATACAAATAATTGCGGTATTAAACCCTGGTTTTCCGGCGATTAATTGTGTTTCTGTGATATTATGTACTTCATAATAGTGATTATTGTATCCAATAATATCACCGATTTCTGGATATGTTTTTACTTCTTGTAACATACGACGAGCGAATCTAAACTCCGCTTGTTGCTCTTGATTAATTCCAAATCCTTCATCTCTTGCTGACGTATTTTTATCGTATTTGACAATTGCATTAACTTTTACTGGAGTGTATCGTGGTTTCGTTAAACTTTCTCCATAAATGTTTATCTTTGCAGATGACACTACAATTTTATATAATATAACAGTAACATCCATTGTCTCATCAATCAGTTCCCGAGTGATGTGTTGGATGAACTCAAAATCACGTTGTGTGACAAAGCGTGCCATTGATTAACCTATGTAAATAAGATTTGGAATATTACGGAACATTTCTTGTGTACGTTTAGAAGTTTCTGCCTGCTTTTCCATTTGTTTTTGCATTCCTGTTTCTTCTAACGTTTCTCGAAGTTCTTTAATTAATGCTTCTTTGTCTGCGATAGCTTCACGACGAAGGAGTTCGCCGTCCATTTTAATTTCACCATCTGGATACGGAATTTCTGCGAACTTTGACCGAATAATACCCAGTAATTCTTTTGATAACGCAAGAGTATATTTGAATATCCAAGTACGAGACATATCGTTTGTTTTTGTATACGAAATATGAGTATACGGAACATTTGATAGGTCACTTGCAATATCTGACCCAGATTGGAATGTATTAAGTTGCTTATCATCCACAACCATATAATCAAAGAAGATTGCTTTATCTTGTGTAAAGATTGGTTGGAATCTTATAATATTATTAGAAATTTCAAATCCGTATTGACTCTTACGAATCATATCATTAATTTCGATTGCTTGAATACGGAGTAAATCTTCATATGCGGGCATCATCACGAAGGTCACTGGTGGTGAGTATCCGTCGAACCCAAATTCCGCCATCAAGTTCGTTAATCCAAGACCCGTGGTTGCGAATGGGTCGTAGTACCGTGCGATGGCTGGTGGCATATAATGGTATAAACGACGAATTTCAATCTTCTTTCCACTTTCACTTACATCTGCCCATAGTGTTTTTAAATCATATGATTGTGTATAGGCGGATGCAGATATCCATCCTCTCTTTACGGTTACATCACCACCAGACTGTGCTTCAACACCATAATCTGTTGCTAACTTGACTACTTGTGGAATTGCTGAACCAATGATATTACGTTGCGTTGCAGATGTTGCCGTTGATAGTCCTTGTAAAGACATCATATATTCACGTGCATTGAATTGATTGACTTGATTACCATAGGTAGTAATTGCCTCTTCAAAGCAGGCATATATTTGCTTATCTATCAATTCTACTTCTACGGTAGGCCACCCAAGTTTTCTTGCAACAAATTCAACAACTTTTGGTCCATCAAGTTGAAATTGTTGGTCGTCATCAAAAAAATTAAAAGCAGTTAGACCATATGGGTTACGTGGAAAACCATCATAAAAAATTGGTTCTTGTGTTTCCATAATTCTCTCTAATTAAGGACTTACAATAAATAGTTTTATTAAATCATTAACTCTTATTT